ATGTTTGACCACTACTAATTTACTAATAATCTGCAAATTGTGCAACTTTTTCATTTGTAACTATTTAGAATTTTAATTCAACCAACGAGTAATAACGCAAACAAAAATATACATTCTAAGGTATTAGAGCGCGATGGATATTCAGGAAGTATTTATACGCATATACGCTATCATGATAAAGATTCATTGTTATTAATAGACATAATGGATTCTTTAGGAATATCATTTGCACAATTTTATGATAAAAAAATAGAAAATCCTAAATTAATAGATTGTTATGCAACTTACAGTCCAATTAAAAAATTTCTTTTTATAGAAAATATTCATCAAGGTGATTTTTTCAGTATAGACAGTGTCAATGTAATTAAAGCTGTAGATAAGCCTTTAGCTGTAAAATTTTTTACAAATAAATATTTAACTAAGGAGCAGATTTTACGCTTAAAAAGAAATAATAATATAGGCGATGATAAAAATATATATTTTTATCTATATAATGATTGGGATAAAGAAGATTATGCTTCAATACATTATTTTAATGGTACAAACGAATATGTGATTTACATGTTTAATGAAAAGAAGACATATACATATAATGTAAGTAAGGATGAATGGACTTTTTACAATCATAAGGAATGATATGATAAAAGTTTAGAATGAAAAAGTACGATTTTAATGTGATAATCAAATTAAAATTGTTACATTTGCCAAGAAATTAAAAGGGAGGAATGATTATTTCTCCCTTTCCGCTTGCTTTTGTGATATTTGTTGTATATTTGCAATGCTCAACATACAACATACACAAATGCAGGTCGTGAACTTGCATAAATCGTGCAGGTTATTTTTGTGACCTCACTTTTAACATATTAGGTGTTATCGTACCCCCGTGTAAACCTGTAATGGGAATACAGCATTTGTGTAATGTGTTGAGCAACGGGAAAGGCGATAACACTTTTTTATACATATATTGTTATGCTCAAAAATTACACAAATCAAATCTTCCAGTACAACGGAAGTCCTATTTCCTTTCAGAAAGGAAGTAGTGTAATGGTTAATGCAACTGAAATGGCAAAGCCTTTTGGGAAACGTCCGGCTAAATGGTTAGAACTTCCTTCAACAAAAGAGTTTTTAGCTACATTAGTCACTATCCGAAAATCGGACAGTGAATTTGTAAAAACAATTAATGGAGGTACTACCGAAAAAGGGAAAGGCACCTGGATGCACGAAGATGTAGCCCTTGAATTTGCACGCTGGCTAAGTCCTGCATTTGCCATCTGGTGCAACGACCGTATTAAAGAACTGCTGATGAACGGAACCGTCAGCACCCGAACCACACAAACCGACTACACATGCAATGAAAACACTCATGGAAGTGTAGACAATCTTTCCGGACTCCTCACAGAAATAGAAGAAGAGCTTTCCGAATCCATTTCCATGCTTCAGCACAAGAAAGACCGTATTTCTTACCTTAAATACCGGCTTGAACGTGAAGAAACCTTGTCGGCAGGAACTGCACAAAGCCAGTTTGAGCAGCGCATATCAAGGCTTGAACAGATGATACAGAATTATCTTTCAGGCGACAGCGGTTCCGTCACGCCTGTAAACAAGAATCCCGAAACTACCACACATCCGTTCTACGCAAAAAAAGACATCCCATGCTACACCGTCAGTGAAATACGCACCCGCTTCCGCGATGCCATGCTTGTGCGTCAGATGGCCCGCACCATGAGCCGTGAAAACGGGATAGTGGTACGCACGGCACGCCTTTTCGACTTCCTTCGCCGTGAAGGATGGCTGCTTTCCACACCCGAATGTTACAACGCTCCTTCCGAAGAAAGCACAAAGCGCGGACTGATACTGGCCGCACACTCCAGCGCCACCGGTTCCGGAGTGAAATACTACACACCTTACATCACACGTGAAGGTTATGAGTTCTTTTCACGCATCATCATGCAGAAAGGAGGCTACCTATGAACAAGCGCGAAGCAAGAAAAGCCATAAACGGCTATTTCGGGGAAATAAGACACAGCATTATGTTTACCGTCACACGCCATGGCGTGCTGGCCTATGTGGAATACGAGGACTTCATGCCCGAACACACCGTGCGCCGTGAGCTGGAAAGTCTGCTCGGCAGCGGTTATCTGGTCAGTGTGAAACGCGAGTGCTCGCGCTCACTTTTCAAGGAGATTGTGGACTTTCTTTCGTCCGACACGAGCGGCCAGAAAACCCTTCTTATGATGATGGGAAACTACGTTTCTGCGCACCCCCTCCACAATAGCCTGTAGGGCCTGTCAAAACAAATGCAGCAAACCACTTGAGAGGTTTGCTGCATATCGCTCGAGAGGTTTGCCGCAAACCACTTTAGAGGTTGCTGGCGCACGATTCAAAAGCCAGTTTCAGAAGTGTTTTTTGTCCTTCAAAAACGGTCGGTCTGGGAGGTAATTTAGAGTTGTCGAAAGACAAGTAGTACAAACCTTAAAAACACCATTAAACTATGGCAATCGTTTACGAAAAACAGAAAATCACCCTCGGCTTCAAGAAAGACAAGCCGGAGGTTTACCGCATCAAGCCGGTACGTCAGCAACCCGTCACTTTCGACGACCTTCTTAATGAAGTGAGTAACTCATGCGGTGTGAACCGTTCGCAGACAAAAGCGGTGCTCGAAGCGCTTATCGACCGTATGATTGTGTTCATGAACTACGGCATGCCCGTAAAGCTGGGCGACTTCGGTTCTTTCAAGCCTACCTTCAACTCAAAGACGGGAGCCACTGCCGACGATGTGACTGCCGAAAACGTCACCCGAAAGAAAATCCTTTTCTATCCCGGCAAGCGTTTCAAGCAGATGCTTGAAGGAATGTCTGTCACTACGATGGAAGATTACGACGAAGAGGAGACAGCCGGACAGGAACCTGAACCGGGTGGAGGAACCGAGCAGGGAGGAACAGACCCTGACGAGGGAGGTGGCGGATTCACATAAAATCTTTCAGTCTTCTTTTTTTGTTGAGAGAGGGGTGCCCGTGAGGGTGCCTCTTTTTTTGTGAAAATGCTTGTGTAAATAAAGAATATTATGTACTTTTGCATTGGAAAAAGAAAGATAGCGCAATGGAAACAGAAAAAATCAAAGTACCCGTAAAGCAAGCTTTACCTATGATAGCAGAAATGGTGAAGCTAAAGTATGTAACCGACGCACTGGGAAAATCAAGCGGATGGATATATACTAAATTAAATAGTGACAAGATAATAACTACATCAAAAGGATTTAATCAATCCGATGTGAATACATTAAACGAATTGTTTAATGAAATGGGGAAAAAGCTTGTCAGTACAAGGATTTATATCCCAACGGTAGAGAATAAAGATTCACTTTCAGTAAGGAAGGAAATAATTGGGCAGATTCAGTCTGTATCAGATATGGTTTCAATGCCCTATATATATATTGGCAAGATGAAGAAAAGCACCTCATGGTACCTTAACAGGATGCGAAAAAATTCTACAAAAGCATCGTTTAAACAGGAAGACATCAATATGATAAATCTTTCACTCATTGAAATAGGTAACAAACTTCTATCTATTGAATTGACTCTGTAATCTAAATTGGAATTAATTTACTATTTGTCAAAGGCAATCGGACGGAATCCGGTTGCCTTTTTTTGTATTCCCTTCAAAACTGAATAACAATCTGATAATTTGTAATTGAAACAAAAGATTTTTGCCCGATTCGCGATGAAAACCCCGCGCCTCGCTACGTGGGACGTGTCCATCTGGGGCCCCGTCCGTCGGTGATATATGCCCGGGCGGTGGCTGCTGGTGTCCGCTGGTGGCTGCTGGTGTCCGCTGGTGGCTGCTGGTGTCCGCTGCTGGTGGCTGGTGTCCGCTGCTGGTGGCTGGTGTCCGCTGCTGGTGGCTGGTGTCCGCTGCTGGTGGCGTTCCTCACCATGTAGGAACGCCACCAGCAGCGCGCGAAAATGTGAATAAACCTTTCATTTTGGACTGAATATTAAATAACGGTTAAAATAATAGAGAAAAATGTGTGTATCTATTGCACAATAGAGAATATTATGTACCTTTGTAGTGTAATCAAAAAACAAAGATTACAAGAAGCCGCCGGGGCTTCCCAAAGCCCGGCAAATAGATCTTACCTAAATGAAAAAAAGGCCGACGTTACAGGAACGCCGGCCCGGAAAAAGAAAGATACATATCTTTCCAACTGTAGCAAGTTCAAAGATACGTATTTTTCCTGTTCCTACAAAATTTTGGTAAAAAATACGTTCTTTGAAAAAATACCGTATAAACGTGTATAGCGTTTTTGTTGGTGGTCCTGTTCACTTCTATAGTTTAGAATTTTTTCCCGGTTGGCATAGTTTGCCAACCACACCAGAAAGCAGCCGAAACAAAGTACACGCGGCGCGGTTAGTCTGTAACAAAATATCCGTATGAGATAGTAATATATTGATAACGGGAAAGGAGCCGAAAGGTAGCCTAACGGGTGAACTATGTTCTCCCGGGTCGTGCATAGTCGATACCCGTTACTATATTATTACTAACTTAAAATTATGGACTTATGAAAACAAATGTATCTAAATCAGTATTGAGACGCGAAGCTAAAAAAGAAACTAAAAAGCTTAATAGATCACCGTTTGGCGTTATGAATACAATAAACAAAAACCGTGATCAGGAAAAAATTAAAAGATACTTAGATTTTTACGGTATAAAGAAAGTTGATCTTTCTATGTTGCTAAGCTTCGAGCTTGGAGACGGTTTGCCTGTTTTCTGTAAATTAAAAAGATTATCAGATATTGAAACATTGGACGGGAACGAATTAAAAGTAGTCCAGATAGGGAAAAAATATTTCGAATACGTTCCAATAAGATTCGATGAAGACGATTTTTTTGCAAGCTTAGAAAGTTTGCTACAAATAAATCAGGAAAAGGAAAAACGGGAAAAAGCAGCAAAGGAGAAAGCAGCAAAGGAGAAAGCAGCAAAGATAGAAACTAAAAAAACAGAAAAACGTGAATCTAAGATAAACGCTACATTGCAAGCTTTAAAAGTAGAATTTTTAGACGCTTCTGAAGATATGTTGCTACAAATTGCAGAACGTATTGTAGACGCGGCTTAATCTCTAGGGTGTATGGTATTCGTCCGGGTCCGATTCCCGGACACCCACAAAAATATATTCTATCTCATACGGCCGGCGAAAAAGATACCTACCTATGTAATACGGCGGCACGTGTGCCACTGTTGCATATAGGGGCGCACGTGTGCGCCTATAGTTATCCAGGCCAAGAGTCTGACGGTATCCAGGGCCGCGAAATCATAATTCATAATTCTATGGCATAACTGTACCCGTATGGGTGCGGTGTGTCCTGCAACGTGTTGAACGGTAAGTCAGGGTGCGCCGTGTCCGTATGGATTCATGTACGGGTGTGCTATGCCCTGTTCAAACTTGGGTGTATGCCGGAGTAGTTAACCGGAAAAGATCCATACTGTTTTAGCGTATGTATGGAACGGGCTGGGAGTTATCCGGGCCTATGGAATCAACGTACCATGCGGACACATATGTCTGTATGGCGGTGCGCCTGCAAAGGTCGTCTATGTGAAAAGTGTATCCGTGAACGCTATGCAAATAGTGTATCATGGTGCATATAGGCGGGTATGCGTCAACGCAACGAAAACCAGCTTCGGGGGTGGTACGGAAAACCCCTACCTATGTAGTGCTATGCGCTTTCGGGTGCATGGCACTTCTTGTATGTATAACTATAAACTTTTTGAATTATGAGAGAATTACTGTTTTTCTATGCTTGTGGTTACATTAATACATTCGGCAAAGTAAATGAAGAATTAAAAGACTATGCTGGAAGAATATTAGCCAATGGTCATGAATGTTCATTCTATAATGGATGGAAAAAAGAGTTATCAGAGTTCTATGGGAATAAGTCCTATATGAAAAACTTGAAGTGTTCAGAAAAGCATGATTTTGAAGATTTTCTATCCCGTTATGGAAAATGGGCAAAAGATAACGGTATGCTTGAAAAATCTTGGGATGAATACATCTCAGAATGAACTCTATCAGGCCGTTCACCTTTGCCGGTGTACGGCCTGCAAACTTCTTAAATAGTTTGAGTTATGAAAAAGCAAATTAAAGTCATTCTGTGCTGCGTGTTTTTATTCGTGGCTTTATGTTTCGCCGGTCGTTCCGACTGGAGCGAACAGGTTATTTATGTAATGCCCAAAAGCGCATACGAAAGTATTAGCGCAAAGCTCGGCGAAGATTGCAGTGACTACGAAATAGCGAGAGAGTACGTAAAAAACAAATCGTACTACGACGCTATGGGGTATTAATTCCATGCTGGAGGTGCTTTACGGTACTTCCAGACACGATTACTAACTTAAAACTATAGGAATTATGAAGCTTTTAGATGTAAACGGTAAAAACGTAAATGTAGAAATCGGTTATGTATGGGACAGGGAAGACAAATACCTTGTTATCGTAGACAATGATAATAAAGTTAAGTATGTAGTAAATACATGGAGTAGCACATTTAATAAGGAATCGGTTGAATATTTGGCCTATAAATTCGCAATATTTATCTCAAAAGGCGAAAATGTGTGCTACTCATATGACAGGAAACCTGCAAGAAAAATTTGTCATAATGACGATTTTGGTAGGTATAAAAAAAATTACAAAACTATATCTCCGTCAGAATGTACAGAATTAGGTTTACGTTATTAAACAAAACTGATTCCTGTTTATATCAGGAATCAGTGCTATATCTAACTTAAACTATGGAATTATGGATAAAAACAGAAATTGGTTTGGCGTGGATGCTAACAATGAATCATCGTTATTTGATTACGGTTTTCTTATGCGTTACCATGGAAATTATGAATATCAGGTGATATATCTTGCAGGCTATGAAGGAGACAAACCTTTATACGCATACGGATGGTTCAATCCGAAAGAATGGGAAAAATATTTTATTGACACCATGGGAGAAAATGAATATCCGGATGCAGCCAGAATAGCTTCTACATGCTGTATGGAAAATGGGAAAGAATGGCTGGATGACGTAAAAAACTTTCCTCAATATATGTTGAGTGACATACTTTCCTATTATGGATATGATGGCGTATTCGGAGGAAATTATTATGGGGATTTTTATACGGTACCACAAATCCGGAAACGTCTGAATCGTGCTCTTTCCTGACTATTACCCGGTTCCGCCTTGCAGCGGTGCCGGATGCTATCGTATAACTAAATTATCGGAATTATGACACAAGAAACTTTTAATCTGCTGAATCACTTTTCATGCGAAGGACTTGATAACTGTTGTTCTGGGTTTGTTCAGGATGTAAATACAAAAGAGTATTTCGGAACGGAAGAAGATGTAAATATCGAAGGAATGTATCTGTATGTGTATCAAAAAAAGGATGACTTTTTCTCCCACATAAAAAAGGAACCGGAATACACCTTTGATATGGAAGGCAAAGAGAATCTTTTTCTATTCAAGCTTGAGTGATTCATACAGGCAGCTGCTGATTATCCGGTGGCCGCCTGCTTTATGTCTAACTTAAAACAAAGGAATTATGGGAAAATATCATTATGAATACTACCTGGTATGTGTGGACCTATGTAACGGAGGTGCAAAACGCGGTCCGTACCGCTCAATACAGAATGCGAGATTTGACAGTCATTTTCTACGCGGTATATGGCATGTAAAAAAAGTCAGAGTCTACAATTAATATCCAGCCGGAAGCAGCCTGAAACTGCTTCCGGCTTCTTTTATGTCTAACTTAAATTATTGGAATTATGGAAAAATCAAAATTAATCAGAGCAAGCGTATATGTAGGTACATATAAGAAATATAATGAAGGTTCGCTGGCTGGCGCATGGATGGAATTGGCCGACTATAAATCAAAAGATGAGTTTATGGAAGCCTGTAAGGAATTGCATAGTGACGAAGACGAACCGGAGTTTATGTATCAGGACTACTCAAACATACCAGACGGTATGATAAACGAAAGCTATATCGACCCGCGAATATTTGGTATCATTCAGTGCGCAAAAGATATGGATGACACAGAGACAGAAGCATTTTTTACGTTTCTTGATATGTACTTTGTGGATTATTCCTATATCAAAGACGGTGAAGAGCTCGTAGAAAAGTTCAGAGAAAAATATCAGGGTCAGTTCGATACTGAAGAAGCGTTTGCCACCTATATGGCGGAAATGAAATGGCCTGAAGAACTTCAAACAGAGTTCGGTCAGTATTTCGACTACGAAGCATACTCCAGGACATTGCTTACCAGCGGATACCGCCATCAGGGTGATTTCTACTTCTGTGTAGCTTAAACATTCCGGCAGGTTTTTGAGAATCTGCCGGGGCCTATTGTCTAACTTAAAATTTATAGAATTATGGAATCAGGAAAAATGTACAGAATGGATTGGTCAAATGGTTTTCAGATGGTAGAAATCGGTAAAAAGGTTCTCGAAGTAGGCCAGCGCGTTTATGGGTTCTTAGGTTATGGAGGAAGCGAAAGCGGTAAGTTTATCGTGACTTCTGCACCAGACATTCACGGACGGCAGAAAATGGCAGAAATCGGTAGACCGCACCGTTTCGCATACTGGAGAGTAGGGCAGGACGACCAGCCGTTATCAAAGAAGTTCGGTATTGGTTACTATTGGGACGACAAAGAGCCCGACTACCGTATGCCCGAGCAGGAAATAGCCAAACTGGTTCACCAGTGCGAAGTACAGCAGGCATGGAACGAGCGTCTGGAGAAAAACAAACGTATAGCCAGCCAAAATCGTACCGATCAGCTCCGAAAAGAGTATGGCTCGATACTGACTGAGTGTAATAGCTATGACGACAAGACGGCCAAACAAAACATGCTTGTGCTTCTGAAGCGTGCTTTCCCAGGTGTAAAATTCTATTCCAAAAAGAATGGTTCAAAAAGCTACAACATAAGATGGACGGACGGTCCGACCGAAAAGATGGTTGCTAAAATCTGTTCTAAGTTTGTAGATACGACATTTAACGGATACGAAGACATTGAAGAACACATCAAAAGCGAGTTTACTTCCTTATATGGTGGAATCGGTTATATGCCGGATTTGGAACGCAGCTATTCTGATAAAATCTGGAATGAGACAAAAGAAAAATTCTATGCGAAACATCCAGAGGCTATCGGAATAACTGAAACAAATCAGTTTCTCCCAAAGTCTTATTCAGAGTTTGTGGAATCTAACCAGTACACTTCTGCTTCAAGTTGTTTACGAGGTTATCTGAGTGATATAGACCTTTATCAGAAACCGGAGGAAAAACCTGTAAGTTCTACAGCAAAAGCCGTAGAAAATAAATCTGATTTGCAGATTGTAGATTATAGCGAAAAGGCTGTGGCTATCATCGGTAACACCCGCGACTATGTAGCGAAGCTCAAGGAGCTTGGCGGACGATTCAACGGTAAACTGAAATGCGGTGCCGGTTGGGTTTTCTCAAAGAAACGCGAACCAGAGCTGAGAGAAGCTTTCTATCTGTAATGTAGAGGGCAGCCGGAAGTGATTCCGACTGCCTTACTTATTGTCTAACTTAAACTATTGGAATTATGATGACATTAGAAGATTTTAAAAAGTCAAACATGTGTTGGAATGGTAACGGATATTACACTACCGAAAAAGAATGGAACAGCAACTATCAGATAGCAAATGATGTGGAAAAAGAGTTTTTTACACACTATGATAAATCACTTATGCAGCCGCAGAAAGGAGATATGATAGAGTTTGTAAATTACAATAGCTTTTACAATCATGCGCTGGTTGAGAGTGTAGATAAATTCGGATTGATGTATGTATGTGAAAGCGGAAGCTCATGGACAAACGGTAAATCATTCTCAACTTCAGGTGGCGCGTTTACTCATATTCATTCTTCAAACTTTGAGTTTGTTGGATATGAAGACCGCGTATTCTGGACCTGGGGTTGTTATGGAGCAGGTGCAAGACAAGGAATTTACTTTACAGTAAAAGTAAAGAAGTTCCGACAAAAAAACATGAAGATAATACCTAAGCATAAAATATATTTCAACAGTCCGCACTACATGAAAGAAAGACATTCAAAGGTAGTAATTATGCAGGATTTCATGTACATATTTAAAGAGTTCTATACTATCAAGGCATTTAAAGAATGGGCTGGATATGTAGGACTTACTTACAGAAAAGATGATTCCGGTCAGTATTATGCAAATCAGTTTCTAAAAAGCGCATATTTCTGGAAGCTTGAAGAACTTCCTGAAGGATGCAAGCCTGTAGAAGATATGTGCAACGGTAGCAAAGTAAGATGCTTTGCTCATAACGATGGCAAAACGCTGACTATCTATCGCCCGAATCCAAATGCAAAAGACGTTTACATTCCCATGAGTTAACCGAATGCCGGTGGGAGAGTGATACTCCCTCCGGCTGCTATTGTCTAACTTAAATAAATGAATTATGGAAACTACAATGTACAAAGGAAAACTGAGAAAATATCATCTGCAACAGTATTGTCAGGAACTTCGTCTTGAACAACTCAAAATTTGGGACAGGTACGACGAAGACCTTAAAAACAAAAAAGAGGATATAGCATTCTTCTGGTACCCCGGATGCGTGCTATGTTGCGACAGATCAGTAGAAGATTTTCAGTCAAGGAGCTATTTTGAAGTTGCTCGTATATTTCACTCCGGTGAGATAGAATACAATTTGGACTATCAGGAAGTGTCGGAAGAAACCAAGAAGAAAATTGAAGAAGCTGGGGAGAGAATAAAACAAAAGAACAAAGGCAGATGCAGTTCTGATTATTAACAGCGTATGGGAGTCTGAAACTCCCTACGGCTGGCATTGTCTAACTTTTAAAACGAATGAATTATGAAAGTAAATGAACTCATTAAAATCTTGCAGAGAGCAAAACCTGATGCGGAAATTACCGCTACTGTAAACCTCAGTAATAATCCTTCGGATAATGAAGAGGAGGACATCGAGTGGTTATCAGTTGATGTATTCCATGAAGACTGTATAGATGAATACGATTTTGTCGAACTTTTTATCTATAAAACAAAATAAGTCATGCATGTATCAGAATTAAACAGAGACCAGTTGACAGAACTCAAACAGAGTTATCTCATGCAACACAATGAAGAAGTAGGAGAGGGTACTTCTTATGACGAACTTGCCAGAGCTGACAGTATTATCTCTGACGAAATGATATACGAAGCTTATTCAGGTATCAATTTCACAGAAGATGATTTTTCCTGCTAAGGAAAGCCGGACGGAGAGCGATACTCCCTCCGGCTACATAGTCTAACTTAAAATAGAGAATTATGGGAAATCAAAAATCAGGATTATTAGTAGTTGTATTTGATAATGATGGGAAAGGTGGCATTTCAGAATGGTTTGAATATTCAAGGGAACAGCCAGACGAAGTTATAAATCTTCTCAAGTATATGCGTAAGAAATATAAGGCATATTGGTGGGGAGAATATAAAATGTATCGAAGAAGTAGGAATATAACCCTTTCTCAATCAGGACATGTAAATGCTGATTATGAAGGTAAGTTTAGAAAAATAAAACCTCGTAAATCAAATTAGCTACTAACCGGTCTAAGTCTGCGATCTTAGCCCGGTACTGTTGTCTAACTTAAAAACAAGCAGAATTATGAAAAGAGTATCATTAGAAAACATGATGAAAGAAGTGTTCAACAACGGTAAAGTTATTAAAACCGAGACAAAAGACACCGTTTATGGAAATGAATGTATGACCACCATACAATACGGAACATTCAAATGCAAACTTCCGGTAAGTGGAATAGCCGCTACATTGAAATATGCAAAAAGTATGAGCCGTAAACCCACAGAAAAATTCCCGGTATCTGCCAGCCAAAACATACTCGCATTTCTATATAAGTTTAAGAAGGTAATACCTTACTACATTGAAATGGTAAATTCAGGAAAAGGTAGGCAATGGTTTGAAAACAGAATGTACATCAATTTTCCGGAAGAAGCCAAAGAAATCATGAAAAGTGCAGTTTTCAGTACAGAATCCGACCGTAAATACGCTCTTTCAACCATGCCAAAAGCTTGGGAAGCATATAAAGTGATTCCAAAAGCAAAAAAATCAGTAAGATTAGCTGTATAATAAAAGCATAACCGGAATAGAAAGTGATTTCTTTCCGGTTGCATTGTCTAACTAAAATTTTGGAATTATGAAAGTAGAAAAGAATTTAATCGAGAAAGTAGCTAATGGTGAAACATTCATGAAAGGTGAACCAGTAGAAATAGCCAAAGGTATTCTTAAACCCGGGATATGGAGCAGATTCAGAAAATATGCTTTCCTATATGAAGGTGACGATAACAATCTAAACGATTTACAAGATTGTATAATTGATTTTCCTATTTTTGCTGCCGAAGTAACAGTAATGGATGTTCCTAAAGAAGTTCACCCTGTAGGTAAATTGCAAATATCTGGGATGCTTCCAAAATACTCCTTAGAAAAACTATTCTGGATGCTTAATGACGATGAAAATCTCAGGTCATTGTGTGAAGGTAAGATATTTAAAATAAGAAGCGTAAAAGGAAAATTTAAGCTGTCTTACAATTTCCTGCAACAATGCTTTGGTGACGAACTTATACCTATGAAACAATGTCTTGAAATGATGCGCATCTAACCTACTTCCGGATTCAGGTTTGCATCCTGATCCGGTACTATTATGTAACTATTAAAACTAAGGAATTATGAAAAAAATAAGTAAAGAAATAGCAAAAGAACTTATATCAAGAAATACCCAAAATCCAACTGAAAAGCAAAAAAACATATTCAATAAGATTTATAATGAGTTCCTAAACTATTCAAACGGAATTATATCTTCTTCATACATTGATAAGGAAAATAAATATATACTTATCAAAGAACCCCAAAAACGAAAAAGATTAGGAGCTACAACTTATATCTATATGTTTTATGCAGAATGTTATTCGGTTGAAAGAAGCACATATAATGAATATGGATGCTTTAATGAAACAACATTATATTATAAATATTAAAGTTCCATCGGTCACGCTGTGAAGCGTTAGTTTTTAAGTTAGTAAATCAGCCGAATGAAAAGTGATTTTCATTCGGCTACTTGAGAAAAATAACTATATTTACAACGTCAAACTTTTAGAATTATGGGAAATACATATAAACCGTTAACAAAATAATTCCACAAGTTAGTTTTAAGTTAGAACAAGTCCGGCGGAGATGGTACTCTTTCGGGCTACAAATGTTTAATATAAATCGTGAGACACACGTAAAACTGTATATCATTATGAAAAGAATAGGAGGCAACTCAGGTTATGTAGGTTATTCAATGAGTAAAAGAGCTGTATCTGCTCGTAATGAGGGTGCTTATCCTAAAACAGATTTTAAAAAAGAATATTCAGTTACGGCTTCACATTTTGATTACTTAGATAGAGCAGGTGTAATCTATGTATCAGAATGGCACCACACGTCTAAGTTTGGTAATAAGACCGATTTTTATAGATGGTCAGAAGATAAATACGCTGATATATATTTATCTTCAAAAAAAGAAATATTTTCTTTAATAAAATCTGTAGGTAAAGAACCGAGAATGTATGATTATCTGATTGAAAATATGCAAAAATTCTGTTATGACCATGATAAATATGTGAAAAGAAAAAATGAGGTAGTAAAAAAAATTCAAGCCATATTTTACAATGAAGATTAAAAATGTAACAATGATTCACAGAGGTTTGTATGCACACGTATGTCCTCTGTGTGGAAACATACTTGCTTCTTCATCAGAAGAAGACTTGATGCCTGAGTTTTCTATTTGTGATTGCGACAAATCTAATCATACTATTCCAGTTTTTGAATTGTACAAAGAAAACGGAAAGACTATGATCCGAAGAAACACATATCCCAGATTTACAGGAGAAGTAACAATGGGAATTAGTTCAGATATTGAAAATGTAAAAGTAATTGACAAGATAGAAAACGCATTAGACTTGGCAAAAGCTATGCGAAAAGCAGGAGAATTTTTACTGAAAAGATAATTCCAGCCGCTGTGAAGCGGAATTTTAAGTTAGTTCAAAGACCGAAGTAAAGTAATGAACCTTTGGTCACTTTTAGTATAAGAAATAGAATATTAACCAATTAAAGAGTTGAATTATGATAACTTACGAAAAAAATTACCTGAAAGAATTAGCGTCTAATTGTGCAGATGTAGAAATTTATGTCTATAGAGGGGAAAATCATAGTATCCACACTGACAGTATAAAAGGGCTGGATATAGATCTTGACAATCTTCCTGATGAAATAGGATGCGACTTCAGCGAAATGGACGAAGAAGAATATAATGAAACTATTCTTGCAAATTCCGGAATTAAAGCCGACTTCGATGACTGGTACGACGACAAAGAAGCAAAAGTGCTGGTAATAGTGCTTGATTATTTCTTCTACCAGAATTTAGTTAGTGAATAATCCTGACTAAAAACCTTGTTTTAAGTCCGGCCGGGAGTAATACCCAGTCGGACTACAATTTTCTAATCTAAAACGTGAGGCACACGGTAAAAACTGTATAGAATATGGAAAAGAAATTTATTTTGACTGACAAATTCATAAAACTCGCAAGTGGGAAAAAATTGTTTCAAATCAAATGCATAAAATCATTTAAGTACGCCAAAGAAGGTGACTTGGGAGGTTATGTTGAAAAAGAAAGCAACCTTAGCCATGAAGGTGATGCCTGGGTGCATGACGATGCTCTGGTGTTCGGTGATGCTCAGGTGTACGGCAATGCCCAGGTATATGATAACGCAAAGGTATATGATGACGCAGAGGTGTATGGTGATGCAAAGTTGCATGGGAACGTCCGGGTGTATGGATATGCCGAGGTGTATGATAAAGCCCAAATGTATTGTAACGCCCAAGTGTATGGATATGCCAAGGTGTATGACAGAGCACAAATATATGGTAATGCTCAAGTGTATGGATATGCCAAGGTGTATGACAGAGCACAAATATATGGTAATGCTCAAGTGTATGACAGTGCCTATGTGTATGACGGAGCACAAATATATGGTAATGCTCAAGTGTATGGATATGCCGAAGTGTATGGCAGAGCACAAATATATGGTAATGCTCAAGTCTATGGTGATGCCGAGGTGCATGAAGAAGCTCAAATATATGGGTACGCTAAGGTTTACGATACCGCTAACATACATTGTAATACTGAAGTGTATGGCGATGCCAACATATATGGTGAAGCCTGGGTATATGGATATGTTAGTATATATGAGAACGCCCACGTATATGGCAATGCTCATATATATGGTAATGTTGATATATATGGCAATGCACAGATGTATGGCTGTTCCTCTGTATGTGGCAAGACTATAATATGCGAGAATGCCCACGTATATGATGCTGAGATAGATGACAACGAATTAGTACACTGCCCTACATGGATACGTGGTAATGCCGAGATAAAGGACAATGAAAGCCATTGTGGGTTCAATCTTTCAGGCCCATTCATTAGCCACATACATGCCTACCGGACTAAAAAAAATGAAGTGGAAATTACTTGTGAAGATTTTCGTGGGAACATGGAAGAATTTGAAAAGGAAGTAGAAGAAACGTATTCAGGAAAAATATCCAAAGAGGAGTGCAATCGGATAATAGAAGAAATCAGGACAAAGCTCGATTAATATGTATCCTCTAAGCAACAGAGGAAGTATCATGATGTAGTCTGGTTTATAGAAATAAAATAAAAAGCGCGACGGAGTACGCCGCGCTAAGATACTAAAAGTGTGAAGCAATTCACAAATGAAAACCTACTGATAGTAGATTTTCGTTTTAATCCACAAGGGACAATCCCTTGACGGCACAAAGATAGTATTTATATCTTATATCAAAAAAAATCATCATAATTCCTATATCTGTTTTATAACTGAATTATTATTTTAAAAGTAAAATCAATGAAAACACAAATAGAAAAACTTAGAGAGCTTTCAGACAAAAAGAAAAGTGTAGTAATGAATCAATATGTAGATGATTTATTACGCAATGGGAAAGCATATACTGTACGGAGCCGGCATAGTGGAGGTTACTATTATAAAAAGAGTTATACCGAAGAACTGGATAAACTTCTTACAGAGCATGGCATAAGCCATGAAATAGGGAACGACGCCCCTCGCGGTGGAATGAATGGTGAGTTTGTATCACTTAAAGGAACTGTGTTAAAGTATGTGCTGAAGTGTAAAAGAGAAAGAGAGGAATTATGGGAAGCAGAACAAGAGCGCAAGGATAAGCAAAGAGCATTGGCTTATGAAAGATATAAACAGGAATGCGAAAAAACTTATAAGTTCTGCGTGGAGATAATATAGAAATTGATTTTTCTTACTTTACTGAAAAAGATAATGAAAGGTTTTTTTATTTTGATTATGACTATATAAAGAAGGAAATATTAGGATATAAAATATCTATTCCTAAACGCTTTTACGGTATGGCATCGAGGTATTCAGGCGTACAGTCGAATGAAGGCTTTCGTAGATACGTTAAAGAAAAACTGCTATCTTCGGGTTTATCGCATGAAGGGCGCAAGATTACTGAAATTTATGACTGTGGCGTTGGTGATGGTTAATTTATATTCAAAAATATTTATCATAATTCCTGCCGCTGTGAAGCGAAGTTTTAAGTTAGAGCAAAGGCCGACGGAGAGTAATACCCCGCCGGCCTTCTTCATTTTTAAATTATAAACGTATGAATAAGAAAAGAAGAAAAGAAATCGAAGACGTAAGAGAGTCGTTGAGAAAAGTACATGAGGAACTTGAAGAACTCAAAGACGAAGAACAGGAAGCCTTTGATAACCTACCTGAGTCTTTCCAGGAATCCGAAAAAGGAGAGCGGATGCAAGAGTACATAGAATACATGGAAGAAGCCCTCTCAAGCATTGAAGAATCAATTGAAAGTTTAAATGAAATAGAGTAAAATTATGGACGGAACAACAATTTTCTCAGTTATCTGCGTCCTGCTTTGTGCAGGTTATCTGGTGGTAAGATACCGCCGCTACAACATTCATCGTGCACTGAATCTGCCGACAAATCCTCCGCGTTATCCGGACAGTGCCATTAAATCGGCCAAGGAAATAGGTAAATTCCTGTTCACCCGTGCGGAGATTTGCGGAGTTCACTTCATGACGGCCGACAAAGATACGGGCGTTTCCTACGAAGCTATCCGCGACATCTCTCGTGGGAAAGACACACACATAGTGAACTTCCTGCGCATGGCTCACTTCCTGGGCTGTGAGGTGGTGATACGTCAAATCGGTACGACCGACACCGAGGACCCGGCAACAACTCCGCAAGTTTACGAGGAAATGATTGCTAACATTGAAGAGGAAAACAGAAGATAAAACATACACTTCAATTAATTGATAATCAGCACCGGCTCAGGCGTGAACCGGTGGTTTTTTGAATTTTAGATACAATTTTAATACAATTCTTGCTTAAAATTGTTACATTTGCCATGCGAAAGAAAAACAATGAATTAACCATAAAAACAGGGCAAATGATCTATACTAACCAACGACGCAGGGAGCTTAACAAAGCTCTGTTTTCTAAACTGCAAAATCCCCTTATTACTACGCTCGCCGAGGAAGGCGACTCACACATTTTTCTTGAACATCTGCCAAAGGATGCCGAGGAAATTCCCACAGACGACTGCCTGATGCGTAATGTGCCGCGAGGTGTGCTGCCGTGGAACCAGGTGATGCCGGTATTCATTCCTGCTATGTACAATGGGAAGAAAGCATATCTGGTGAACTACGTGAATAATTCACAGAAGAGCATACAGACGGCGCTCGAAAAACTGAACACCTGCGGAATGTATTACATTCCCGGCATGACGCTGGAGAAAGGAGTGGATTATGAATGAATTTAAGAAGATGGCCATGCAGGGATGCCTTATCCTGATTGGCCTGGTTCTGGTAGCAGGATTCTGCCTGTATGGAATCATTTGTCTTGTAAAACAATTTATCTGAAAACGGCATGGAAGAAAAAAGATATTACTACAAGGTGTCGCTATCGAACACGCATCGCGGGCGCTGCATTCAGGAACTGATTGATAAAGGGAATAGAGCGGTGGAAGCGGCCAATGAACTGGCTGCCAGTCTGGGTGCTGAATCGCGGACGGACCGTCCGGGACGGCTGTTCCCGGGAGTAGGAATCGGAAGCCTGAAGTTCCATAGAGTTCCCAACCTTTTTGCCTACCAGTTTATCGGTAAGGGAGAATATATCCCGAATATGCAGAACGAGAAAGGGCAGGAGATAGCACGTAAAATCATGGACCTGCCGGACGTGACCTCCGGCGATTTTCGGGTGGCGTTTGGCATTCCTATAAACCGCCAGCACACTCCGCAGTGGTTTATCTACAACGGAAAGGCGTACCTGTGCAGCCGCTATCCGCTGGGAGAGGAATACGAAACCATCCTCCAGCAGGAGTTTGAATCAAAACGGAAGAAAGTATGAGCTATCAGGTGAATCTTTTCCGCAAGCCTCCGGTAATTGGTGAAGTAGTTTCGCGTGCGGAATACCGCGAGATACTTCTGGCACGCATGGCTGCCGGCGACCTCTATGCGTCGGAAACGCTGGGCATGGTGCGAAAGGCCGACATGGCGCTGGATGTGCTTCGTGAAAAACCTATATACAAAAGAAATAATGAATCCGTTTAATATTTTTCTGGTTGCTATATGACTACAACGAAGAAGATGTATTCAAGAAGACGGAAAAAGAAAATGGAACTGATAAAGGAGGACTTGAAAAATGAACTTGATTTATAGCTTTTACATACCGCAAACAGAACATCTTGTAAACTTGTGCAAGGTTTCAAATAACCTCTACAATCAGGCTTTATACCTGTTCCGTCAGACTCTCAAGAATGAGAACAAATGGCTGTGGTATGCCGATATGGATAAGCTGATGAAGAATACGCCTAACCTTGAGGGAGAGATAAATTACAGGCTCCTGAAAGCTCAGGTATCGCAACAAATACTAAAGGTGTTAGACAAGAACATAAAAGCATACTGCAAGGCTATAAAGGATTTCAAAACAAATCCTGCTAAATATAAGGCTATGCCGCAGCTACCGTCTTTCAGAAAGCGAAGCGGCCTGTTCAACCTGTATTATCCGAATCAGTCTGCAATTATAAAAAATGGGAAAATCCGACTTGCAAAAGATTTGGAAATTCTTATTCCTCAATGGGATAAGTACAAGGAACGTATTCAGAACTTTCAGCAGGTAAGAATACTTCCTTCCGGCAAGAAACTGAAAGTTGAAATAGTTTACCGTCAAGAGGTTAAAGATGCAGATTTAGACAAGTCCAAATACGCTTCAATAGATTTAGGCATCGATAATCTGGCTACGATGGTAACGGATAAAGGCAGCTTTCTTTACAGCGGCAAGTTCCTGAAGTCTTACAACGGGAACTTTAACCGTCAGCTTGCAAAGCTGAAAAGCATAAAGGACAAGCAGGGAATAAAGAAAGCTACAAAGCGAATGCAAAATCTTTATGAAAAGCGTGACAGATACTTTGAGGACGCATTTCATAAATACAGCCGCATGATAGTCAATCATCTTATAGAAAACAGAATAGGAAACTTAGTTGTAGGCTACAACACCGGCTGGAAGCAGTCGGTAAACATCGGAAAGCGCAACAATCAGAAGTTTGTGCAGATTCCGTTTGCGAGACTGGCTTCCTATCTGAAATATAAATGTAGAATGGCTGGAATACGGTTCGTGGAAAATGAAGAATCCTATACATCAAAGTGTGATGCGCTTGCAAAGGAAGAAATCGGGAAACATGAGTCGTATATCGGAAAGAGAGTAAAACGTGGACTGTTCCGTTCTTCTACAGGCAGATACATCAATGCCGATGTAAATGGAGCAGTAAACATTTTAAGAAAAGTAGTCGGTGATTCTGATTGTATCAGTCAGATAACCGGTAGCGGGCGGTTGTTGCGTCCGATAAGGTACAGCAGTCCTTTCAGGGTTGCGTGACTTATGCAAAAAACAGAATAGATTTTAATAATTTGAATAGTTTTTACAACATGGATGCTCTGGATAGTGCAGGTCTCCTCCCTCCGAAGGTAGCGGACAGACACACTCCGATGGCCGACTGTCTGGCTCAGATAAACTATGTGCATCTGGTTGAAAAGAATAATCTTGTAGTAAGATAGGATTATGAACGTCACCACCGACACAATAAACCACATATACCAGTATGCCACCTACCGCACAAACGAGCGATGCGGAGAAACCGTAACCGTTCCGGGACTTACGGAAGGTGCGCATACCTTTTGCCGTAGCCGGCTGGAAGAAAAATATATGTTTGTGCTTTCGGCTGTGAAGGGTCTTCCTCGCGTGATGCGTTACAGCAATCGTCCGGAAGGCGCTCCATGGATTCTGGCACGCGGTCACGGAAGCCGATACGAAGGGGCCACGCTCGATTCAGCCGAGCGTCTGCTGGTGATGGCCGTCGCGCTCGGTATTGTGCGTGTGATGAAACCATCCTGCGACTCGTGCGATGTGCCGAATGTGGTGATTGACGACGAACGACTGCGGAAAATGGAAATGCTGCATCCCAAACATTCCAGACGTTTTTCATTACTGAACTGGTAAACCTTACTCTATGCTTCGAACAGTCGTACACAGCGGCCGCACTCATGGAGTGGATTGAAGCAGGAAAAGAGCCCGAAATATCTATCCGGAATGCCAAAAAAGGAGTAGAACGAAGCGTCGTTCTTACCATAAAAGACAAAGACGGCATTTATCTATCACTTACTCAGCGTATTGCATCTGTTACATCAGCAAGAATCCATGTAAAATCGGAGGTTTTATGAAATTTAGCAACAATTTTAATGCGATTTCGGTTTAAAATTGTTACATTTGCCATGTCATACAATGACATGTTGGGTGATAAAAGGTATTTGTAAATTCAGGGTTCCGCATCCGTGCGGAGCCCTTAGTAAAACCTGAAATACATGGCAAAGAAAAACATAAAATGCTATAACTCCGGTAAAATAGGCGGTCTTTCCTACCTCCAGGCATACAAGAACTTTGAGAATGCAGATCAGGAGATTGCCGAGATGGGTTTCACTCCCGTGAATCCTATCATTCTCGGACTGAAACCATCGCGCCCGTACTGGATGCACATGGTGTGGGACATTCTGCTGCTTTCCCGTTGCGGTCACATCTACCTGCAGCAGAACTGGAAGTCAAGCCGTGGAGCAAGAATCGAGTTCAGGGTAGCGAAATTCCTGGGTATTCAGATATGGTTTCAGAGCAATCCTGGTGAAGAAAAAGTAATTAGTTCTAAATAGCCAAGTTGAATAAAATGGCTCCCGCGTGAAGTGCGTCGGCGCACGTTTTCCATAATGTTTAGTTTAAAAGTTTTGACAAATTCTCATTTTGGGGTTCGACTCCCCCGCGCGGGACTAAATCTTAAAAGAAATGACACTAGATGAAAAAATAGAATACTCCATTAACCTTCTTCGCAAAAGTGAAGAGATGGCATTGAGAATGGACCCAGAAAACGGATTTTATCTGGCGTTTTCTGGTGGGAAAGACTCTCAGGTCCTCTATCACCTTGCCGTACAGGGGGGGGTGAAATTCAAGGCTCACATGAACCTTACAAGCGTGGACCCACCTGAAGTTATACGTTTCGTAAAAAAGAACTATCCCGATGTGGAACTGATAAAACCACGCATGAGCATCTACGAAATGGCAAAGAAGAAAGGATGTCTTCCGACCCGGCTTGTGAGATGGTGCTGCGAAGAGTTTAAGGAAATGTCCGGTGCTGGGAAAGTCACTCTGATTGGAATACGCAAATCGGAGAGCACGAACCGGAAGAAAAGAAATGAAATTGAAACGGGAGACCGTAAATTCTCCGGAACATTTGACCAGTGGAGCGAGCATCAGGAAAAAATGGTGACATGTGTAGGTGGGAAAGACAAAATTCTGGTTTCTCCTATCCTTTACTGGACTGAAAAGGATGTATGGGACTACTTGAAACGAATGCACATTCAATATTGCGAGCTGTACGACAAGGGATATAAAAGGATAGGATGTATCATGTGTCCCATGTCGAACTACAAACAGAATGTGCGAGAAATGAAAAATTTCCCGCATGTAGGGAAAAACTGGAGAAAAACAATTGAATGGCTGATCGAAAACAAATGGAAGGACAAACCGCTTTTGCAAGATCCTGATATGGCCCTGAAATGGTGGATAAGCAAGAAGTCATTCAAAGAATTTTATGCAGACGAAGTGATGCAACAGAAATTAGAGTTTAAAGATTAAAAGAAACGATATGATAAACAAATGTACATTCATCGGTAATCTGGGGAAAGACCCCGATTATAAAGTGCTGGAAAGCGGACACAAGGTAGCAAGTTTCTCCATCGCCTGCAGCCGGAAAGTGAAAAACAAGGAAAATGGAGAGACAAAGGAATATACGGAATGGATTCCCATTGTGGCCTGGGACAATCTGGCCGAAATTATCAGCCAGCTGGCCCGCAAAGGTTCGCAGGTATATGTGGAAGGGGAGTTCCGCACACGAAGCTACGAGGCAGAAGGAACCGGAGAAAAACGCTATGTGTCCGAAATATGGGCACGCGATTTCCGTCTGCTCGGACGGAAGGCAGAATCATCGTCTGCTCCGCTTCCTACTTCGCCCGACGATTTCGGCAGCCAGCCCGCACCGGCTTCTGCTCCTTCACCCGCTCAGCCGGCACAAGCGGCCCCACAGCAGCCTACGCAGGGAACGCTTAATATGACTGACGAAAAGGATGATCTTCCTTTTTAATACGAACAGATTAATCATTTAGCGATATGAACGAATTTACAAACCCGGCAGGGAATCTGGGAAACAATCCTTTCTTGCAGGCTCCCTCCACCATTTTACCCATGAAGGGGAAAAGCTCTGAAACAGGGCTTGCGGCTTCTATCAGCCGTCCGAAATCCATGATTCCCGTCAAACGAAACCGGTTTGACCGCTACACTGCACAGCAGCGCATGGCCAGTGCAGACATTCTGAACGCCCACCTGCTCATGGTGGAAATCATGATGACAAATATCACTCAGAAATACATCTACGAAGTGGTTTCCTGCCTGAAGGAACGCGGACTGATGCGTCACAACATGAAGCGCAGGGCCAACGAACTGGTAAATCTGTCTAGTGACCTTATGAAGCGATGCAATGCGCACGATGCCATGCAGGTTCGTACCTTTACAGAAACCATCCACCCCGGGCTGTCCGGAAGTTTTATTAGGGGGGGCGGCACACTGACACAGAAGCTTCAGAACATCTTCTGGAAAACCTACGGAGAAAAAATCAACCTCATTTATTTTGCTACAAAGAATGCGCTCGACAAGTGCAACGTGCGCCAGAGCGACCTTGTATCGAACATGGAGATGGTGGCCATGATGTGTACCACCGGAATCGAGTTCTACGACTGCATGTGCCGGAAGGTGGACGGACTGCTCAACGGAGTAGGTAAGGTGAACCGGCAGAAAAGCCAGCACAACGAAAAGATGATGGCTGCGGTGAAAGATATGCTGCGTGAGATGGTGGGAAACATTGAAATACCCGATAAGGAGGGAACGGATGTGCGCACCTTGACCGCACAGTTCCAGATGGAGCTGGTGAAAGACGACCTGCTGAAACTGGTGGAGAGCGGAATCGTTTCGCTACAGGTAGAGTTTATAGAATACGTCATCGCCAGTCTGCGCATGAAGATGGCCGGAGAAGGGCTCTGCTTTCAGGACTACCGCACACTGATGGCACGCATGGGCACTAAGAACAACGTGCGTATGCTGCTGAATGAAATCGCTTCGATCCCTCTTCCTGAATCGGACGACTATGAGGTGTACGATGTCATGGAAATGCTGCCCGATGCAAAGGCAGAAGGCGAAAGCGTGATTGACAAGTTCCGTCACCTATGCCTGGAAGACCATATCCGCACAGTACCTGAAACAAACGAATCCATTACTCTCAGAAAGCTTCGTCAGGAAGTCTACCGCAATCACGGCACACTGAGTATGCTTACCCTACGCTATCTGTACAACGTGTTTGGCACAAAGAAGGCTATGGCAGAATACATAGCGCGTGCGGATGCCGACGTAATGGCGCGTACACTCCGTATGCTGAAAACGGTCAAAGTGAGTCAGCTCGCACTAAAAGACGGATGCCGATACGAACTCAACCTCGGTCAGGGCGTGCGTGCCATGTATGAGATGCACGGTTATACCCGCGAAAAGTTTGCTTCCATGGCAGGTGTAGGAACAGACCGGCTGCTGGAACTGGAGGCCATGGGCGACCTGGCATCCTATCCCCATGCGGAGAAAGCCGTCGGTCCGCTTGTAATGGACGTGGGTAAGATGCTGGGTGCAGACCCCCGTTACGTGCTGTTTGCTTCCCTACGTGATACAAAAGAGAAAGGCACACTCCCGGAGGTTTATAAACGCCTTTTCCGCGAAATGGAGAAAGTATATAACGATAACAACGATAAATCAGAAGAAGATGGGAAAGAAGAGAAAAAGGAATAACAAACGAGTAAATCCGCCTGAAATAAATAAAAGAATACTCAATAGCTTCCTTGATATGGAATCAGACGCTGGAAATATGATGGAACTATTCGGAGGTTTTTGGCCATTAATTGAGAAAAAAGAACAGGATATATTAAACATCCGAGATATAACCGAAGTTCCACAGCTTGATTTCAGAAAAATAATAGGCAATAAACAGCCATCAGGAACTAAAATAGCAAAATATATGGACGGAGAAATTAAAGTATCAAAATTCAGTGTCGGTCAGGTAGTAAAGCTGAAAGATTACGACGCGCTTAAATTGGTGAATAATTCCCTCATTTATCATCTGGAAGAATATGATTTGGAACGTATTTCAGACGCTCAGGTTGCAATCTACAAAGTGCATAATACACGTCAACTCCACAAGTCCGGTAAGCCTGTATTCTGGTATGAGGTAGGTCGGTGGGGTCGGAACATAGCCGACGTTCCGGAAGATTTTTTGGAAGAACTGCCTGAACTGGTAAATATACCTTCTGATAACGACGAAGGAGAGAAACAACCGGAGAAACCCGCGCAAGAAACCGAGGAAGAAATGGTTGCGAAGTTTGAAGCGGTGCTGAATGAACTTAAACCTTACGATGCGCTGGCAGATGGGACTTTAAGATTCAAGCATGATAGAATAAATGCTCTGTATAAAGATTGTTTTAAAAAGACCGCATCCGATTTATATTGTACAGAAAGTTTACTTCATATTGCTGGTTTAGCTCGTTCCGCTTATAAGAACAGATCTTTGGATAGTAGATTGTCTATGGCCGAAATCTGTCAGGAACAGCTTTACACCTACCGCAAAAAGAATGCCGACTATGGAAACGCCTTTGAAAAGTCAATGGACGAAGACGGAATACTGGTAGCTAAAATCCGCATCGGTGACAAAATTCGAAGAATAAATTCCCTGATTAAAAATAATGGTGAAGGGCAGGTGAAGGACGAAAAGCTTGAAGATACATATCTCGATCTGGCCAACTACTGCGTGATGACAATTCTTTGGATCAGAAAACAATATTCTAAATAAAATAACTATGGCAGGAAGTAATATCAGCAGAGACCACATCGCTATGGAAGCGATGAAGGTGCTCATGGAGAAAACAGTTTCAAATAATCTGAAATTAACAGGCAGGATCAAACGATTCTTTGGTCTGAATCATAAGACATATACAGCATTTGACGAGAAGATGATAGCTAAATTATCATACGAAATGGCCGATGCCATGATTGCTCAACGCGAAAAAATAATGGAGGACAAATTATGATGCACACATGGTTTGAAGGAAAAATCCGCTACGAAAAGGTAGCGGAAAACGGGATGAACAAGAAAGTGACAGAGCCCTATCTGGTAGACGCACTCAGCTTTACAGAAGCCGAAGCACGTCTCATTGAGGAAGTAACCCCATTTATTACAGGAGAGTTTACCGTGACCGACATCAAGCGGGCCAACTACAGCGAGATATTTCCGTCCGAAGAGGAAGCTGCCGACAAGTGGTACAAATGCAAGCTGTACTTTATCACCATCGACGATAAAAGCGGTGCGGAGAAGAAGACAGCCACCAACATTCTGGTACAGGCTGCCGACCTTCGCGATGCGGTGAAGAAACTGGACGAAGGCATGAAAGGTACTATGGCCGATTACGTGATAGCTTCCGTAGCCGAAACCGCCATCATGGACGTATATCCGTATCAGGCAGAAGCCGAAGCGCAACCTGAGTTCGAGGAATATGACTATGAGAAATTGTCTGCGGCCGCTCGTGTATGCCACAACTTAGGAATCACAGAAAAGGGCGGAAAGAAATGTATCAATACTGACCCGATAAACGTGCTGAATATTCATTACGGTTACGGAAGCGGTCTGAAACTCATTCAGCAGCTTATCAACAAAGGCGTGCTGAAACGTGATGGAGACTACATTTCTGTGGTAGACAAACCGCTGGAAGAGTTCGACTGGTACATCAAACAGAAGGAAGGCGATGGAAAAGTGGAATAAGGCACTGGACATTCCGGTAGAGATACTTTTCAAGTACCTCTGCCGGGACTACTGGCGCGAACAGGCACGCACAGCGGAGCTGGAGAAAAAGGTGGAAAAGCTTCAGGCAGAGTTGAACTATGAGCGAAACAACACGCCCACGGTGGAGAAATTGCAACGTCGGGTTTCATCGCTCCAAACAAAAGTCCGCGAGCAGGAAGGAACCATCAAGGCAAGAAACCTTGCCATTAAGCGGTTGAAAGGTGAAATAGGTGGATAATTATGGGAAGACTGGAAAGATTTGAATATACGGAAACAAGCATACAGGACGGACTTCGCAGCTTCATGAGTTCTCCGAGGTTCTTTCTTCGCAACATGTACGTGTTCGGGTGGGAGAGCGATGTGCTGATCCTCACGAACTCCGGTTACTGGTACGAGATAGAAATCAAGATTTCGCGTGCCGACTTCCATAACGACCAGAAGCATAAATCGCAGAAGTTTAACTTCATGGCCGACGGAGACACACGTAACAAACCACATTATTTCTACTATGCTGTGCCGGAAGGAATGATTTCGCCCGACGAAGTTCCCTCGTTTGCCGGCCTGATTTACATGCACCGCTCGCGTCCGGAAGTTATCAAGAAAGCTCCAAGATTGCACAAAGAAAAAATCAGAGAAGAAGGTCTGGGACTGGCCGACAAATTCTATCACCACATGGTAAAGGCAAAAATAGACTGCGCACGGGCCAGTCGTGAAGTAAAGAATCTTCATAAGCCATTCCGGAAGGGATACAAGATGGGAGCCATGAGTGCAGTAGATGTAGCCTTACAAAAAATTCGTCTGCTTTGCCCGTATCACAAAGAGATAGATCATGTGAAATTCTTCTGTGAAAAACAGCAGAAGGAGTTCCGTTTCTTCTGCCATGGAGAATGTGGCCTGCTGGATAAGCTTCAGGATGAAATGGAGAAATCGCTTAAAATCGGAGCCTATGTGGAACAGTGATAAAGCATTATTTGACAAACTTCGTGAAAGATTAGGAGGAAAGTATAAGGAAGATATGCTCACCTATAAGGAAGAGAAACATCCAGAACTTGATGAAGCCGAAGTTTTGAAAGCAATTCATACTATTTCTATTTCCAGTAAACTTCCGGAAGAAAAAATAAAGGAAGCTATTATAGACCTTATCAATAAGCAAATATTTTACGAGAGATTTGTTGATGCAATAAACGAGTTTAGGAAGTCTGCAAAGCTTTTGCGAGATGCAGCATTTACAGCTTCTGAAGCTGTAATAAGAATGTATCCTCTCAAAAATATTGTGGAAGAATCCCCAACAAGTTACTCTCGTGGAATGGATAATTGCGGAGAAATGACTTTGAACTCAGATGCTGTGGAACATCTCAGACAACTCATTCTAGTACAAAGTCCCTGCAATGTAAACGAAAGCAATTGGGATAGGATTGAGAGCCAGCATGAGATAGCCAACCGAAACCGCCACACCTCACGCCATGTGCCGTTCTATTTCAGTATTGTCGGCCAGAACCGTCACGTACCCCGGAAGAACGGTAAGAAGTACCATACAAAGTTTAACCGGAATGTGCGTCCGAAGAATACACACTCACATTTTAAGTTTTACAGATAAAGCATAAACAATAAAGATGAAAAATAAAATACGAGTCTTTGAAGCATTTGCAGGATATGGTTCGCAGTCTATGGCTTTACGCAGACTGGGAATAGACTTTGAGGTGATTGGAATAAGTGAAATTGACAAGTACGCCATTCAGGCATATATGGCCGTACATGGAGACACTCCTAATTATGGCGACATATCAAAGATAGACTGGAGCAGTGTTCCTGACTTCGATTTTCTGACATACTCATTCCCTTGTACCGACATAAGTACAGCCGGACAGCAGAAAGGGCTTGCAGAGGGTAGCGGCACACGAAGCAGTCTGCTTTGGAAATGCCGTAAGGCTATAGAGGCGAAGCGTCCGAAGTACCTGCTCATGGAAAACGTGAAGAACCTCGTATCGAAGAAGTTTACACCGTATCTGAAAGAATGGCTCAAATTTCTTGAAGGGCAGGGCTACAGCAATTATACGAAAGTTCTCAACGCAAAGGACTTCGGAGTACCGCAAAACAGAGAACGTGTCTTTATGGTGTCGATATTGGGCGATGCTTCGTTCCATTTTCCGAAACCTTTCACTCTGGAGAAAAGGCTGAAAGATGTTCTTGAACAGGATGTGAATGAAAGTTTTTATCTGAGCGAGAAGATTGTAAAGACATTTCTTACAAGAAACGAGAAGAACAAGGCTAAAGGAAACGGGGTTAAGTTTGAGCCTAAAACGGGTGATGTGATAGCATCAAGCATCACGGCACATCCGAATGACAGACCGTGTGATAATTTTATAAAAGAACCTATTACTTTTCATATAGGAAATATCTATGGTGATAAAAAGGGTCGTGGATTTGCCGGAAATGTATATGATAAAGATGGAATTTCACCTACAATTATGACTAATGGTGGAGGTAATAGGCAGCCTATGATATTTGAGTGTTGCAATCAAGAAAGAAAATATGGGAATAAAAGAGTTCAATCATTGGTTGATAGTGGAAAGATAAGTGGTCATGAAGTTCAATTTCTTGATGCTTATAATCAAAAAGTATCTGATATATGTGGAACAATTAAGACGACTGTGGATTCTTCTTGTTTAAGTTTTATTTCAGAACCTATAAATCAAGCACTAATTATAAAACAAGCAACAAAAAAAGGATATATAGAAATTCCGCCAGGAGGAGTGTTTGATGCTTCTTATCCTGAAAGCTTAACGAGAAGAGGTAGGGTACAAGATAACGGCAACGTTTCTCCTACGTTGACAGCGGGCGGAGAACCTCCATGTCTGTTTGAAGGGATAACCGAACCAAATGTCCTTACACCCAAAAGAACAGAATACGGCAAAGCTATGCGCAAGGATTACGAAGCTGGGAATATTCAAGAGAGCCGTCACAACATGACGCGACTTGAACCAAGAACAGATGGTGTGAGCAATACGATTACTACCGTTCAGAAGGATAATCTACTGGCAGAGCCAAGATTGATAGGTGGAATAGGAGAAGTAAGTTTCGGTAAACAATGGAGGCAAGGTAATAGAATATACGATTCTAATGGAATAGCCATGTGTTTAATGGCTCAAGCTATAGGAAATGCAGGTGGGAATAGCTACTTATATAAAGTGGAAGAGAGCGAGGAAGAAAGACTTAATGATGTATGTAAAGAAACAAAAAAAGAAATTATCGGCATAAGTGTAAATCCCAATAGCAGAAAACTTGAATTTAAAGGAGCTAAAAGCATATCACCTATATGTCCGACTTTACGCGCTACAGATTATAAGAGTCCTCATACGGTATGGGAATCGGATGCACAGATAGAATATAAAGGAAAGAAGCTGAACGAAGGTGATGGTTTATACTTGAGCACTTCCCAAGATTTTTTCCATGGAGCATTAGATGGAATTAGCAGAACTCTTAAGGCTACAAAAAGCGACGCCGGAGTAGTACAGAACTACCGCATCCGCAAACTTACCCCACGCGAATGTTTCCGTCTGATGGGAGTATCTGAATCCGACATAGACAAAATCCAGTCTGCCGGTATAAGCAAGACACAACAATATAAGATGGCTGGCAATAGCATTGTGGTTGATGTTCTTTATTACATCTTCAAGAAAATGTTCGTTGATAAATCGTGTGAGGATGCTCAATTATCTCTTTATTGAAAGAATAAAATCATGAAAGTATGAAAAAGAAATCAGATAAAAAAGAAAATGCACAAGCGTTGAAGATGAAGATAGATAAGATTGCGCTGGAATACGGTTTCTATAAAGAGTCGAGCAATGCAGCAAATATTTCGTCTAATTATCGTGACCCGGTGCTTCCGTTGCTAATCACATTCTATGCTACGACATGTACCATCGGGATAAGTTACTGTAAGCAACCTTTCAAATGGCATAAAGAATTAAAGGAGGAAAAGATAAAAGATGTGTTTGCGAATCCTTTGAATTATGTTTGATATAATAATAATTATGTTTAATTTGACAAATTTGTTAAATTAAACATTATGACAAAAATACTGTTATGACAAATACATCTTCTCCTATTGATTTTCAAATATATCTCATATTAGGAATTTTACTATTTGACCTAGTAAAGAACCTAGTAAAACACTAATTAAAATAAGAGTAATAAACTCCTTTATATCTACCATATTATCTTTTTTCATGAAGCTTACATATTCCGAAGCATACCCGTTCACTTTCCGGCAGCTTATTAGGGTATAAAACCATACCTTAAAAGCGTAATTTTTATCCGTTCAT